ATGCCACGCGCTAGAAGAACATTCTATACTGCTAGAAGACAAACTGTTAAATGGTCACCACACTTATTGATTCAACCAATGACAATGGAAGCAACTCAAGGAGAATTCGCATCCTATCAATTAATTGCAAAGAATTCAAGTGATACTTCTATTCCTGTACCTAGCGTTATTAAGGTTAAGAACTTTAAAGTGTCTATCGACACTTCAGCACCATCAGATTTTTCTCAAGGTATGAAATATCTTAATGCATATTTGATGTATGTACCAGAAGGAATTACATTAAATACAGACACTGCAAAGAATCATCCTGAATGGATCATAGCATGGAGAGGTATTAATGACACTAACCAATCCGATAGAGACAATTATGTATTATCTTCAAGATTAGCACGTAACTTAAATTCAGGTGATGCTATATATTTACTTTTTGCAGGATATACAAATACAACTCATAGCTTTTCATTTGTTGCAACCACAACATACGTTTCAAGAGCTAATTGA